TTAAGCTCAATAACATCTACTGGTGGCGGCAAAGGCTCTGCGGGAGAAACCCAAACTGGTGGTGCAGGCGCTACTGGTGGCTCTGGTGGTGGTGGAAACAGTGTTTATAACTCCGCTAATGGATATGCTGGAACAGCAAACCAAGGTTATGCAGGTGGTAACGGCGGTGCATCGGGTGGTCGCTCTGGTGGTGGCGGTGGCGGTGCAGGTGCTGTTGGGAGTGTGGGCGTTGTTTCCCCGCAAACTGGCGGTAATGGTGGTGTTGGGGTTCAGTCCTCTATTAATGGAACTGCCACTTATAGAGCAGGTGGTGGAGGCGGGGGTGTTGATAGTGGCACTCGCGGAAACGGTGGTAGTGGTGGTGGTGGTCAAGGCGGCAAGGCGGGTATTCTGCCAAGCAATGGAACTGTTAACACAGGCGGTGGTGGTGGTGGTGGCGGTGATGATGCCCCAGAATCAGGCGGAAATGGGTCAAATGGTGGCTCTGGAATAGTGATTTTGCGATACGCAGATACTTTTCAAGCCGCCACATCAACAACAGGCTCTCCTACAATTACCGTGACAGGCGGCTATCGTATTTATCAATGGACTTCATCAGGTTCAATCACATTCTGAGGCACAACATGAGTCATTTTGCAAAAGTAGAAAACGGCATCGTCACACAAGTTATTGTGGCGGAGCAGGACGTTATTGATTCTGGTATGTTTGGTACAGGCTGGGTTCAGACTTCGTATAACACCCGTGGCGGTCAGCACCCTGAAGGTCGTCCACTGCGTAAAAACTACGCTGGTATTGGGTACACATACGACTCAGGCCGTGATGCTTTTATTCCACCCAAGCCATACGCATCTTGGACGCTGAACGAAACAACTTGTTTGTGGGATGCTCCTACGCCCATGCCTGTTGAAGAAGGTAAATTCTTTACATGGGACGAGCCAACAACATCTTGGGTTGAGGTGACTAATGTCTAAACAGTACCCCGGCGGTTTAATTACCAAGACCCCAGTCACGCCATCAGGCCCATACGAAACAAGTACGGCTTCGGGTATTTGGACGCTTGACCAACAGGCTTACTGGAGAAAATTAAACCAATGGCCTATTGCGGGTAGTGTAGAACCTGACCCGCAATTTAACTACGTCACTATGCTCTTACATGGTGATGGGACTAATGGCGCACAGAACAATACGTTCTTAGACAGCAGTACAAATAACTTCACCATTACCCGCAACGGCAATACAACCCAAGGCTCTTTTTCGCCTTATGGGTCTAATTGGTCAAATGCTTTTACTGCTTCTTCTGGAAGTTATTTAAGCGTTCCATACAGTTCTGCTTTTAATTTAACAGGCGACTTTACAGTTGAATGTTGGATTAACCCGTCACAATTACCAACTGCTAATGGTACTGGTTCACCTTTGTACCCTAGAATTTTTAGTTTTGGAACATACGATGCCGCAAATAGTATTGGTTTAGAAATAAATTCAAATGATGTGGCTATAGTTAACGCCTTGGTAGTTTGGTACAACGGAAGTCAATACTATTCTGCCAATAATATTGTTGCCGTAGGTAATTGGTATCATTGTGCAATGGTTCGTAGTGGGACTACTATTAAAATATATTTAAATGGTACAAGCGTAATAACAATTACTGGTGCAAGTGCCGCAGTAAATACAAGCCAAGCATTATTTATTGCATCATTGCAAAGTTTTACAGCAGATGCTAATGCTTGTTTTAAAGGGTATATTTCTAATTTGCGTGTTGTTAAAGGTACGGCAGTTTATACAAATACATTTACGCCCCCAACAACTCCTCTTACTGCAATCACAAATACTGTATTGCTAACTTGTCAATCAAATCGCTATATTGACAATAGTACAACTGCCGCAACCATTACCTCATTTGGAACACCAAGTGTCCAACGCTTCAACCCATTTGGTACTTCTACCGCCTACTCCACAAGCGTAATTGGTGGGTCAGGATACTTTGATGGTAGTGGGGATTATTTGACTGCGCCTGATGATGCAGGATTTAGTTTGGGCAGTAATAACTTTACTATTGAATCTTGGGTTTATCCAACAGCATCACCAGCCCAACCAATGATTATTGGGCAATGGACAAGTTCTTATGCTTGGACAATGCAATTGTCTAACGATGGTAATAGATACTTGCGGGCGTTACTACATGATGGTTCGTTTCAAGATTATGTAAGTTCAACTTCTTTGCAATTAAACGCATGGAATCATTGTGCGTTTGTTAGAGAAAGCAATACAGTCAGCCTGTATTTAAATGGTGCAAGGGTTTACACAACAACTTTTTCAGGTACTGTTACAAACTCAACATCTGCCGTTTCAGTTGGTGCGGATGCTTCAGGAGGTCAACCCCTGCAAGGATATATTACAAATAGCCGTGTGGTCAATGGAACGGCTTTGTATTCAGGTACAACCTACACAGTACCAACTGCACCATTAACAGCAGTCACAAACACCAGCATTTTGCTAAACACAGTCAACGCTGGCATATTTGACAACGCCATGATGAACGACTTAGAAACTGTGGGTAACGCACAGATTTCTACAAGTGTTAAGAAGTTTGGTACAGGGTCTATTGCGTTTGATGGGACGGGTGATAATCTTGTTTCAAATACCGCAAGTTCTGATTTGTATGCTTTTGGCACTGGTAATTTTACAATTGAGTTTTGGTTATACCTAAATTCAACATCTGCTGTTCAAGTATTTTACGATGGCCGTCCAGCGTCAGCTCAGGGTTTGCAACCTACCATTTATATAAATTCTTCTGGCACTTTGTTTTACTACACCAATGTAGCAAACCGAATTACTGGCAGTTCTTTGTCAGCAAATATTTGGTATCACATTGCCGTTGCAAGATCAGGTACTAGCACTAAAATGTTTGTTGATGGCACACAAGTTGGTTCTACCTATACTGATTCAAATAATTATGTAAATCCCGCATTAAGGCCAATGATTGGTGCTGATGGATTTAATAGTGGTATACCTGGTGGTAATCCCATGAACGGCTACATAGATGACCTACGAGTCACCAAAGGCTATGCCCGATATACAGCAAACTTCACACCGCCAACTGCGGCTTTCCCCAACATTGGCCCAACTTAAGGAGCATTCATGTTTATTGCAAAAGTAGAAAACGGAAACATCGGTGAGATCATCGACTTCCGCACATATTTTGGAAACACAACTTCCGTTACAGACGAGCAGTTAGCGGCTCAAGGTTTTGTCAGAGTCAATCTGCACCGCGACCATAACCGCCTGACGCAGAAGCTTGTGGCTTGCGACCCTGTGCTGGAAAACGGCTGGGTGTACAAGGTTGCCGTAGCCGACCTGACCGCAGAAGAAATTCAGTCTGCTAAAGACAGCGCAATGGCTCAGATTCGTGGTCAGCGTAACACCTTGCTTGCCGCCTGTGACTGGACGCAGATTGCCGATAGCACCGCAGATAAAACTGCATGGGCTACATACAGAACAGCATTACGCAACTTGCCAGCCACAATTACTGGTGATCCCCGTACATTCTCCGACTGGCCTCGTGACCCTAATTGGGTTGACAGGACGATCTAATCATGTGGGACTGGGCTGAAGCATTCATTGCGGCGGCCTGTTTAGTGGCCTTCGTCATCTATGGCACGTACATAATTGCATGGAGTATGGTGTGATAAATGCGATGGCTCATACTGTTACTGCTGTTGGGGCTAGTTGGAGCCGTAGCCAAGAATGGCTGTCATGTGCGCGAGTTCTGGTCAATTGCTTGGACAATCCACAATCCGTCCGAACGCCATCAGCAGATGTCTATGTGGCTGACAAACAATGCACAGCACTGTCGATCTCAAGATTATGTGGTGATGTGGAACAATTTGTCAGAGTGGGCTGGCGCGGCGGATTCGGCAGAACTCAGAACTAAAGTCATTCATGGATACAAAGATGCACTTGAGCGAGAGAAGAAATGAAGATCAGCTACGACAAGTGGTATCCGATTGTCCAGCCCCAAACCAATGTGCAGACAGAAGCGTTTGCAAAACGGGTGGAAAGGCTTGACGCTGAACGTGCTTTAAACACACAAATAGCGCAACAGGTAAAGAAGTTTCACCAGTACGAGTATGAGATTTATGAATACAGGATGCGGCAGATCACAATAAACATTGACATCACAAACCTTAAACGCGAGATTGACAAACTTGTATGACCAGAAAACCGATACCCAGACAGGTCAAGAAACCTCAGATAGAAACAAAGGAAAAGCTGACGCTGTGGGTCACGCTCATGGTAAGCACGACCCTATGTATCTCCGTATTGGCAATGGTAATCAGCTTTATGTTGGGTCTGTGGGCCAAGGAAGTGGACAACGCAGAAATTTTCAAAATGATTTCACCCGCTTTTTCTACT